ACTTCTGACTCTTGACGACCGCAAGCAAACTCTTGGCGAGCTTCATCGTCTTATCCGCATCATCGGACACGATGTCGTCAATCAAGTCTGCATAATCGGCTTCTGTCAAGCCGTCAGCCATAAACAGTTTCTCTACTTCCAGACGATTCAACTTTACCGCAAACTCGTTCTCACGAGCCTGTGCGGCGGCGATGGCTGCGTTCACCTTTTCCTCGCCGGTGAGATTGCTGTTTTTGAGTTCGCCAAGTTCCTTTTTCACCTTGGCAAGTTCAGATGCCGTTTTGTCAAAAATAGATTTTTCCACCGACTTCGGCAAGGTGGTAGGATCGACAAACTGTCGGTTTGCGAGTACGGCATTGATTTCCTCAATGGTCATACCCTCTCGGTATTCATCACCGAGCAAAGATTGAATATCTGCCATTCAGATTACCTCCTGTGTTTTATCGTCTTCTCTGACATAAATTTTGCGTTTGGGGACTTCTCTGTCCTTTTGAGCCTTTAATGTGCTTCTCCCCACATATTTCAGACGGCAAACACCGCCAAAAATCCATTATTCCTCGACAGGGTTAGGCTTGTTGTTCGCCGGTGTGATACCGCCGTTATCGCCCTCACCATTGTCGCCACCGTTGCCACCCTCTCCGTTTAGCAACGGATTGTCAGCATCGGCTTCCTCCTTGGTCTTCCACTTATTGCGGAGATACGGCAAGGAATCGAGATACACCTGTTCGGGATCGCCAAACAGACCACTCTTTGCAATCGCAATCTGCGGATTGATACCAGCCTCCAGCATTGTTTGTAATGCCTGGGTCTTGGTGAGCAGATTGTCGGTCTTGTTGGGAATAAACTTGATGTCGATGTCGCTCAAACGGATTTCGGTTTCTTCGGAATCCTTAATGATCTTCAACACGATCTTCAAGAAAGCCTTTTCGGACTTCTTGAACATTGCCTCGACATCTTTTGATGCCGCAGCAGCCGCAGACCAGCCGTCCCGGAGGATAACCGCTTGACCTGTATCGCCGGTCGTGCGATTTGTGCCGTTTCTGTCGGGCATACTGCAAATAATCAAGACCATTTGGTACAAGTGATCCACAACGGTCTGTACCTGTTGCTGATTGAGTTCGGAAGACACGATACCAATATCAGCCGGACAGTTGGGATCGCTCTTGAACGAGATCGCACCCAGCTCTTTCAGTTCATCGAACTGCTCCTCGGTAATACGCACATTGATGAACTTCATAAATGCCTGTACGAACTGCTCGATACCGTCAATACGATTGGACTCGACATTGTTGATTTCATCGAGCAAACTCATTACCAACTCGAACGCTCCGATACGAGCGGTATTGGCAGCATATTCCACCACCGGGATATATCCAATAATGTGGTCTTCCTCTTTGGTGATATTGTCGTCAGTCAGTTGGGTATCGGTCAGAGCGTTTGCAACCTTGACCTCAAAATAGGTAGTCGGTGTGTAAATGCAGTACAGAACGGACTTGTCCGACTGCTCGACCTGTTGAATAGACATCACAGGCTTTTTACCAAAACCTCGACTGTAAACAACCGCCGTGAATTGAGGATCGAGCGTGTCAATCTCAAAGGGACAAATCTCGGACTCAAGTTCGTCCTCTGTCGGCAGTACCATTCGATAACCTGTACCACAAATGAAAAACCACTCTGCCAGATCCTTGTCTTGAGTCGCCTTATCCTGTGTGAACATATACTCGTTGAGCAAGGCGATCTTGCCGGTGATTTCCATATCGTCAGTTTCGGTCGGTAACTCGGGATTTTCCTTGGTTTCAGTTCCGCTCTTGGTCGCTCTGCGGATATACTGAATAGGCTCGCCGAAGTCATATCCCACTTTGAAAGACACGATCTCGTGAGCGTGGTTTTCCACGACCTTATTGTTGATTTCGGGTCTGTGCTTTTTCTTACGCTTCAAAATGGGCTGATCGCCACGATAGTAGTTATACAGGTACTTAATCTCGGCTTGATTTTTAGCAAAGTCCGGGAGAACGGACGATAAAACCTTGATAAGATTCTCCCTCGTGATAACTTTCTCGCTGGTGTAGAGAACTGTTCGACCAAAATAGTTCTTTGTAGGGATTGCTTTCGCCATTTTCGCCCCTCCTTTGCAGAAAAATAAAAAGGCATTGCTGCGAGTCCTTTCGGACGGGCAACAATGCCTTAAAATACGAAAATTTGAGGGGTATTCCCCTCGACAATACAATTATACACTTGTATTATAATTCGTATTTTTCTAATTGTCAAGGATTTATGCGTAAAATATTAGAAAGTTTCTATTTACATCGGTCTTTTGAACACTTTTACCTCTGCAACACCGTGATAAAGCTCGTCAGCCAACTGTGCAAGGCTATCACAAGCATCATCGTGAGCATTTTTACCTGTCTGAACGAAGGTCGTAACCTCGGTCATAAACTTTTTGTACTCCTTACTCTGGTGTTTGGGAGCGATGAAATAGAATTTTCGTATATCGGGAGCGTACTGTATGATTCTTGCGAGCTTGGACTGATTATTTGGTGCTCGGCGAGAGTAGATGTTGATATGCACACCGTCTTTGCGGAGCAATTCGTCAACCTTGTCGGCATATTCAGTACCACCGTTGTTCGCCTCAAAGCGTTCTGTACTCGGCAGATGTTGTTTTGACCTACCCACTACAACAGGATATGTAACTTCCTTGTCGCCTGTATTGAAAATAACATCGTGAATATACACGCTATCGCCAAAAATATATGCAAACGGCATTGAAAGAGAGTCGCCACCGCCCCAAGCTACATCGCATACGGCTTTTTTAACAGGTTCACCCTCTGGTAGAACTCCGTTATAGTAATTCAACTCGTCCTGTGGAAATAATAATCCCTCTCGAATATAAGGTTGACCCATATACTTTGCCCACCAAGTAGCAGCATCTATTGAGTTTCGCATATCGTGATAGTATTCCGTAGAAAATCCTACACCGTACATATAGTCGAAGTTGCTCTCATCGTCTTCGTTAAGAGCCGGTATTACTCTAAAACGATAACGAGGGTTATCTTGATATTGGTCGTGTATTCTACCGAGAGGGTCAAACACATTCCAACGAGTACCGACCATTAACTCTAACGCTCCGTCTTTCTTACGGTCTTTAAGCTGATTAAGGTACGCATCGTATTTCGCTTGAAGTCGGTCGGGATTGAGTGATTCTTCCAAGTCCTCAATCAAGTCGTCCGAATACAAGATACCGTCCTCACCGATTTCAACTGCACCTGTCAATGTACCGCCGATTGAACGGCAAGTAATTGTCGGAAATCGTTTCTTACGAACGAGGTCAATCGTTTCGTTCTTTGCAGAGTTATCCACAATTTGAACATTAGGAAAAACCTCATTCCACAAGTAAGTATTCGGGTCGGTAATGATTGATAGGATTTCTCGGTAGAATCCGTCCGTCAGTTTATCACTATGTCCACTCATAACATTGGCAGTTTCCGGGTATTTACCCATTATCCAAGTCATAAACATAATGCAGAGCGTTGACTTACCCACACGAGGTGGCAGAGAGATACCTAAAAAGTCTATTTTTCTGTCGGCAAGGTCTTGTAAATCCTCAACGAGAGTTTTTAATTGTTTGCGGCGAGGTAAATAGAACTTCTTTTTAGCCGGTCTGTTCCATTCGAGGTAGATTAGATACGAGTCAAACACATCTTTCGCCTCAAGGTGATAACTCTCTTTGCGTATTTCTTCGAGTGACTGTATGAAATCCCAATTTTTAGTTTCCTTTTTCGCTTTCAAACAGAGTTGACGGAGTTTTCCGTTGTATTCAAACGCTTTCTCCTTGTCGGTTTGAAAAATAATCTTAATACAATCGAAACAGTCAGCATAGAGCCGTTCGTTTAGCGGCTCTTTTTCTATTTTTTGAAAAATTTTGTTTATTACTTTGTCCATAAAAGACCTCCAAAAGTAAAACGCATAATCGCAGAGCCAATTAAGGCATCGCAATTATGCGTTAGAGTTTAATTTATTATAATTTTATTCCCTTTGCGTTCAAAAGTCAACGCTATCGGTAAATCATCAACAGTTAGTAAGTACGATGTAGGTTTTGCTCCGTACATTTTCACTTGTAACTGATGTTCACCCTTTGGTAGTTCAATTCCTTTTGTTGCTCCGTTACCCAACTTCACAATCTGGTCGTTTACTGTAATCTTCACAGCCACATCTTTGTAAAGCGTTCGAGAGGGTCTAATAAACTTAACATTCCCCTCGACTGTTTCAACAGGTGGAGCAGAGGTTGTTTTTACTTTCGGAAAAGATTTCACTTTCCACGACTTACCGCAATTTTGACAGACAGCATACGATTGAGTTTTGTTCGGTCGTAGCAGATTAAATATCCCGAACAACAAAAACATAAAACAACCTGTCTTTTGTTTCTCCGATACAACTTGAAAATTCACATTATCGGAATGACATCTGGGACAATTCATATTCGATTTTTCCTTTCATATTTTGATGCTGAAAATGAGGTTTGTTACAGAAACCAGAAAAAATCGCTAAATTCTTTATATATTATTTTTCTTTATTATTTCTTTATATATTTTTATTTTTCTTTAGAAATAGAGAAAAGAAAATGGTTTCTGTAACAAAATGCCGATAAACCCTTATTTTAAGCGGATTCTTGTGTTACATTTTCTGTTACACTTTGTTACAGAAACTCAAAATGTCACAGAAAGAAAATGTAACAAATGCGATTTTTCTTAATTCGTGTTACAGAAACTTTTTGTAACAAAACAAGAAAATGGACAGAAAATGTAACAGAAAGTGTAACAAATTATGCCCTTGTAAGCTCGTACCATTTACTACGACCTATGCCTAAAATAGAGCAACCTTGTTTGACGGTGATTTCACCGTCTTTTTGTTTTTGCAGAATTTTTTGAAAATCGGAAATTTCTTTCGTAGGTCTTCCGATTTCTCGTCCTGTTTTAACTGATACTCTCTTGCCGTCAATTATCGGCATAGCATCTATGCCCTCACGCTGACGAGTACGAATTTTATTTCGTTCTTCTTCCGAGATAGCACCGAGAACTTCAATCAATATGTTATTTATCATATCGAATATCCAGTCCTGTCCTTGAATCTCAATAAGCGTAGTAGGGACATTTAATATTCTTACAAGAACTTTTCTCTCTTTGAAATCTCGAAGTTCAGCTTTGATTTCTTCTTTGTTTCTACCGAGCCTGTCAAGTTCGGGGATTATTAGTTCATCGCCGGGAAGAATTGCAGTTTTCAACTTTTGGTATTCGGTACGGTTAAAATCTTTGCCCGACTTTTTGTCTGCAAAAATATACTCGTCCTTAATACTCGGTCGATATTCTTTGACGGACACGATTTGACGAGCAAGGTTTTGGTCTTTGCTCGATACTCGTAAATAAGCAAAAGTTCTCATTCTACCCTAAACCACTCCTCTTGTTCTCGTACATCTCTTGGCATAAGTACAATCTTGTAATCGAGCATACGCAATAATTCATTTAGATGTGTAATGCCGATATTGTTTGACCTTATTCTATCGCTAACAAAACGAGGTGGTTTTCCCATACGGTCAGCAAGTTTGTTAGTACCTACGCCTTTTATTTCCATAATTGCTTTCAAACATTCTTTAGTATTCATAGTCGTTTAGACCTCCTTTTGTTACGATTATATACGAAAATAATCGAATTGTCAATACTTATTTTTGAAAAATTTGCCTTTTTATATTTTTCGGTACTCGTGGGGTTGACCATATACATTATATAAAACAAAATAGCCCCCGGGGTACACTCTCAAAGAATACCAGAGGCGGAGTAGATGAACGGACGAACAAAAACAAAGACGACTCTATTATATATTGAAAAAGTACACAATAACAATACAATAAAATAAATACGAAAATAATCGAAAAATTTTATAATTTACTATTGACAATACGAAAATAATCGTATATAATATAGACAAATACGAAAATAATCGTATTTATATAACATACCCACGGCGAACAGAACGAGAAAGCAGCCGAGGCGGTTATATAAAAATATGTGTCTTTTTCTTTCGTGTAAATACTCGACATATTGAACAAAGAACACTAAAAGCAATATAAACCAATAAAGAAAGGAACTAAACACAATGAGAACGACAACAAGAGAATTCAAAAACAAAGTACAGCAACACATCATCGACCGCCTCGGAAATCCGTGGGACAATGAGAACGACCACGAGAACGAAAACGCAACGACCCCCGAAAAGATTCAAAATGTAGTAAATGAATTTTTAAGCTGGTGGAACTCTTACGAGCAGAGAAGAACACCGAGCAAGGCGGAAGCGTTTAAAAGTTTCTTGCAAGGGCTTCCGAGTTGCCTCAATGCTGAATTTACATATTATAACCAGAGGGAAAGCCTCCGAGAATGGCACGAACAAACCGAAGCAGAGGCGGAGCGTTACAACGATTTACAAGTTGAGGCGGCTTACTATCATTTAATTTTTAGAGAATTTTCAACACTTTGCAAAAAGAACAACATCACATTTTAAAACAGAGTAACGGACGGAGGGACAGCCTCCGCCGGTAATGTTGCCGGGTAGCTGGTTACAAGCCCAGACCAGACAATTATATTATTTCGGAGGTAATTATATTATGAAGTACAGAACAACAAGAAAAGCCCTTTTAACTTCGGGCGACAATTTGAAAAGCTGCGGCTATTGTGATTTACAGCATTTATTAAGAAATCACGATGCATTGGCTTACACTTGCGGCGTTTACGGCTGGAATTTTGATGTATATCACATTTACGGCTTGACTATTTGTACAGGCTACAGAGGTATGCCCGGCGAACGCTTGGACGGTTGCCGAGAATACGAAGAAAAAGCTCGTAATATATGGAGCTGGGAAAATAAAGCTACTTTTGAAGAAAAGCAAAAAGCCGTTGAAGAATTACTAAAAGAATTTTGTTTAAAAAACGGAGGCACAATATGACACAAGCAGAGTATAAAAACTGGTTAATTGATGAAATTATGCAACGCAAAACGAACAATAACAGCCGAGAGCAGTTACAAAAATTCAGCGTTAGAACACTTGAAAAATTATTTGATTATGTAGATTA